GTTGATGAGCTAGGGTATAAAAAGCTACAGGCTTCTGTGCTTATGCCTACGTTTGACTTCTTGGCTAAGTGGGCCGACGACGTTGGTATCTCTGCGCTGAAACAAACAAATACACAACTACAACGCATGTTGGGTATGTCTCAGCAATTCTTAGCTGGTGCTGAGCAGGTCATTGGTTCGCTCAATCGTGGCTTTAAAGAAGACCCTAACCTTAGTCGTGAAAAGTTCTCAGACTTTGTGTATGCCACTACGTTGGCAGAGGTTGACCCATCCGATCCAAACTTTCGTGACGTAGAGGTAGAGCGCAAAGAAAAGAAAACTAAAAAAGGCGCTAAACCTCAACCAAAGACAACGACTCTTGCCGCCGACTACAAAGCACTCGGCCCCGTCGGTCAGCGCATGTACAAACAGTTGCGCGACTACTATGAAGCAGTGATTGAGTTGTACTCAGACTTGCTGGATGAGCAGATCAACGGCATTCAGGGTATGGCTCCTGAAGAGAAGAAAAACTTGATGGCTATTCTGCGCAAGACCTTTGAGTCTGAAGCAAGAATTAAACCCTTCTTCCCATTGGTGCGCCGTGGTGACTATTGGTTGGCAATTGGCAAAGACGAAAACCGTCTGTTCTATTTGTTTGAAACACGCGCAGAACGAAACGCTAAGGCTAAGGAGTTAGCCGCAGGTCGTGGAGAAGACTACGAAGACGCGCTGTTCCGTCAAGAGTTCACACAAGGTAATGACCTGAATACGCTACGTGCCGCATCACAGAACGCAAGTGAGATGCTCAAGAAAGTTTTTGAAGCAATTGATGCAAAAGACTTGGGCTCCCCTTCCGCTAAAGAAGGTTTGAAAGATGCGATCTACCAAATTTATTTGACCACGATGCCGGAGCAATCGTTCCGTCGTCAGTTCACACATCGTAAAGGCCGTGCTGGTTTCAGTACAGACTTGCAACGCAACATTGCAACTACGGCTTCTAAGCAATCCATTCAATTGGCTCGGTTGAAGTACGCACCACAGCTTCGCCTCTCACTATCAGCCGCACGTGATTCAATCCGCGAGCGTGAAGAGTTGTCTCCGTTTGTGCAAGAAGCTGAGAAGCGTATTGACATGGCGCTGTCTGGTGACCACGGCTCTTTGAGCGAAGCTGTTGCAGGTGTTGCAAACAAGGCGTCCTACTTCTGGTACTTGTCTTCTGCTGCGTCGGCTTTGATTCAGCCTTCTAGCGTATTCATTTCTGGTTTGCCTGTACTTGCTGGTAACTACAACAACGCTACGGGCGCGGCGGCAGAACTTGCAAAGATGACTACGTTGGTCAATCAGTACAGTGTGTTCCGTACTAACGTAGACGGCAAGACTTCTATTTCTGCGCCAAGTATTGCCAACAACAAATCACTCCCTGAAGACGAGCGCAAAGCTATCAGTGAGATGACTGCACGTGGTGTGTCTGAATCTACCTACGCTTCTTTGGTGTGGGGCTACAAGAGCATGTCCACCGAGCGGTTTGAAGGTGTTGTTGGAAAAGGTAAGCGTCTTGCTAACTTGATGGTCGGCGCACTGATGCACAACACTGAGCGTTTGAGCCGCGAAGCCGTCTACCTAGCGGCGTATCGTTTAGGTAGAAAGCAAGGGCTTGATTACGACGCTGCTGTTCAAAAAGCTGTTGACTCTACTAATGAAGCACTGGGCAACTACGACGTCACTAACCGCCCACGATACATGCAACAAGGTATCGGTAAGATTGCGTTCCAGTTTAAGACGTACCCACTGCAGATGTCTTTGTTGTTGTTGACCAACTTCAAGAAGATGATTCCCTTCCTTAACAAAGAAGGTAAAAAAGAAGCGGCTACTAAATTCTTTGGCATGTTGGGCACTTCATACTTGCTCGCCGGTGCCGCGAACATGGCGTTGTTCAGCCCAATCATGGGGCTTGCGGGATGGGCTTGGAGTCAGATGGGGCTTGACGATGACTGGCCTGAAGAACTCAAAGACATAGACTTTGAGACTTGGTTCCGCACTGTGTTCCTGCCTGAGAAGTTGGGTGACGTTACGCTCGGCGGCGTGCCTGTAAGTGACATTGTTGACCGGGGCCCACTGAATGCAATCACTGGCTATGACATTGGTTCCCGTATCGGTCTAAATGATCTGTGGGGCCGTGATAGCAAAGAAACTAAGACTTCTAGAGAAAGCGCAATTGCTTTTATGCTGGATCACTTTGGTGGCCCAACAGCTAGTTTGTTACTTGGTTTTGCCGACGCCTATGACGCTTACGCATTGGGTGACTACCAAAAGATGCTAGAGAAGATGCTCCCTGCTGCCGCACGCAATCTTGTGGTTGCCAACAAATACGCAGACGAAGGCATGAAGACTGCACGTGGTAAAGAATTGGTTAGCAAAGACGATGTCAAGACAGGTGAATTGATTGGTCAAGCAATTGGTTTCCGCCCTGACATTCTTGCAGTTACCCAAGGTCCGAGCTTCAAGTTGACCGGCATCGACCAAAAAATTAACAACCAACGCAACTTGCTTTTAAACAAGTTGGACTTCAATCTTCGCAAAGACACGCCCGAAGGCATCGACAAGTTCAATGAAATCTTAGCGGATGAAGTAACCAAATTTAATATCAAGTATCCGACATACAAGTTAGACGGCGAGAGCATTAAAAATTCACTGCGGGAAAAAGCTAAGCAACGTGAAAGTTCTCGTGCCGGTGTGAACGTCACTAAGAAAAATATTGTGATCGTTGAAGAAGCTGTAAGTACGCTTGAAGATCGTTTGGACAAACGCGCCATGGAAATGGCTAAGCGTAGGGCAGAAAAAAACCCCCGGTGATGAGCCGGGGGCTAAAGGGGGCTAGTTACCCCCCAAGGAGAGTTCCCATGTCAGCAACTGCATAGCCAACATGGACAGTCTAACTTAAACTCTCCACACCCGTAAACCTTTAATGCCTTCTTCTATAACTACTTTCGTAACCACAGTCATTTTTAGACGTCTACTTACTGCCGCAATTGTTTCCCGGGCGGCCTTTTCCTCGATGCAGGGTACAAAGAAAGAATAGCCGCGCCGGAATTTAGACCAGTCAATCTGATACGACACTGTCTCGATTTTCATCGGTACTCACAAGTGCATCCATTTGTAAGAACTCAGAGTTGGATGCGTCAAACTTCAGCACCCGAACTGCAGGGGCAACAATCTTCATGCCTTTGGACATTCGCTTGTTCACACCCTCAACGTAAATCTTGGCGTTACCCAATTCTTTCAAGGTCGTTTTGTAGTTGATCTGCTGTTTGACGCAGAAGTCTTTGAACTGCTTGGCTGCAATAAAAAGTTCTTTGGTATCTGGCTCGTAGCGTATGAGCAGCTCTCCACGGGGCTCGAGCATGGGCATCGACTGCAGGTTACTGCGAGCGTCGACCTCACCATTTACAACCAAAGCATTATTAATGTGAGCGTTCACAAACTCGCCAAGGATAGTCACCGGAGTTGAGTTTGGTGGTTGAATCTCAAACCGCATGTCGCCGAGCATGTCTTTCAGCCAGTCGTAGATTGCCTTCATGTCGTAGTCGTGCAGACCCAAGTTACCGGCAATCAAACCACCGGCTATGTTGCATGCAGACACACCAGACCAAAAGCGCTCTTTCTGGTTGAACTGAACTTCTCGGTCAATCCTAGCCTGAACCTTACGCATCAAAGCTATGGCTTCTTCTAAGTTGTTTACAAGCCACTGGATGTAGATGTCCCCAGCATGCCCAAAGTTCTCGCGCATCTGATGGTCAAACATCTGCTTGCCTTCTTGCACGTCGATGATGCTGTTAGGCTCAATCTTGTACTCAAGCAGACGCATGGACTCACCATCTGGCGAGTTCTTAGCTACCCCTAACTTCTCATAAAAGCTGGCGTTTGCAGAACATAGGGTAATCCCTTGCCACTTAGTGTTGTTTATACGCAACTCATTGGTTGAGCCTTTCATCTTGTCTTTGCCCCGCCCTTGGGAGATGCTGTAAGCCAAGTCTGAAAACTCCATGCCGCTCAAGTTGGTGATCTCGTCAATCGTATTGGGCAGATTGTTCATCACGCCGAGTCGGTGCATCTTTGCGTTGAACGTATCCTTATACATGGATGTAAGTTCTTTGGGCTGACCATACACACTGTTGCACATAAACAACGCTGTCGACTTACCCGAACCTGACTCGGGGTGAATCACGTTAATGATCGCACCTTCAAGCCCTGTGAATTTCAACAGTGGTGAGCCGAACGCTGTTAGTGCGGCAAACGCATGGGGTTCAAGACCCGGCCTAGCGTACATATTGAATGCTTCTTTCCACTTCTCAAACGTACCCTTGGGGATGATCTTCTCGGCTACATCTTTTGTGGTGCTTGATGGGGGGCTGTAAAACACTCCGTCCTTTGTAATTTCTCGATCGCCAAGGATGAACTTGCTGTCCCCCTCGACCCAACCAAACTGAGTTCTCATGGTCTCTGCCTTTCTAACGTACTGCAAATTTTTTATAAAGAAAACAACATACCTTGCAAGCAATTCGTACTGTGTTTTGTGGGCTACGACCCCATGCTGTGCCAACTGTTTGCGCAACTCATCAGGCGACGAGATTGACATCGTGGAGATGCTGAACTCTCTAACGCCATCGTGCGGTAAGTGCAAACGGAACAAAGCTACTTCGCCAATCTCAGGGTCACGCATACGCTTGACCACATAGAAGTCATGCTCGTAAACAAGTTTGGGCTCGGCTTCGGCATCTTCGCTCTCAGGGCGAATGTAGACACCACCTTTTTTGCCACGGAAAAACGGAAATGGATACTCGGGTATTTGTTGTATTTCTACTGAACCGTCATCACTCTCGACGGCGTACTCATTGTCTTCTGCATCGGCTTCTTCAATCTCAACGCCGAGCATGATGGGTGACTTGATCTTGCCTCTGTGGATACAACCCTCACAACCTTGCGGGTTGAGTTTTGCAAACGTAGAGCAATGATGTGGGCCACCCTTCTTTCGTAGGTTATTGATCTTGTTGTCAACTTCTACTGGGTCGTAGCCTTCGTGTTCGCTAGATAACTTGTGCGCGGCTTTGTCACCATCTACGCAGAAAGCTGCAATAGAAAGAGCGGATCGCCACAATGGTTCTTCAATGCTGTTTTGATTTTCAAAGCAGTGGTTAAGTTGGGCGCACCCAGCCTCGCCTTTCAGCATGATCGTCTTAAACCGCTTGACCTTGTTGCCCATCAGTGCTTCCATCATCGGGCTCATAGAGCGCGGGATGAAGTCGGGTACATCGTCTTTCGGGTCGGGCGCACCAAGCAAGTCTTTCAACTCTTGGTATGTCATGCGAGGTGTCAGTTGGTTTAGTACTGTTACCTCTTTGGCGTCTTCTTGTTTGAAGTTGAATGTGCCGGGGATGCGCAGGATACGTGAAGCCTCAAAGACTGAGGAGTCCACAATTAACCCATGCTCAACGCACAACTCACGAAGCCGATTGGCTAGTGGTTCCCACTCGGTGCGGGACACTGTTTCTTCTAGCAACCAGTACGCATGAATGCCGTAGCCGGAGCTAACTAATATTGGCTTTGGTAAGCCGACTGCACTGCAGAACTTCTTGAACTCATCGAGTCCGATCTGCTGATCGAGATAGCCTTTGATAATGCCTTTTTCGTCGGGTACACCTTTTGTGGGGCCACAGTCAATGTCCATCCACAGAGCACGGAAGTATTTGGCATTCTCATGGGTGCGGTTGTTTAACGAGCCGTACTTGGCGCAACCGAAGTATGCGTCAATCCTACGTTGAACAAATCGCTGCGCTAACTCTTCAACCTCTTCTTTAGTATCTACAAAATGCTGGTCAGGATACCTACCAATCCCCATCACACAGTAGCGCCCTTCCGGTGGCAGTACTGTATCCAGTAGATCGAAGGTTGACATGTTTTACTTTATTTGATGGTGAGCTTTGGTGTTGGTGATGTAGTCGCTGATTGCTTGCGCATAACTCGGATGCGGTTCTCGGTCGCCCTTGAACCAATTGTAGATAGTCATCCGAGTCACTCCGAAGTCATCTGCAATTTTGCTGACGCTTATATTTGCGCGGATACACACACGACCCAAGGCCACACCCAAAGACTTGATGCTTGCTTTTTTATTGGCGTACACCAAGCTTTGGCTATAACCATAGGTCATGCGTTCACTCCTCGTCGCTCCAAGCCTTCACCACAGAGTCAAGGTCTTTCTTGACAGTTGGCTTTGGCTCGGCTTTCTTCTCACGCTTGGTTGGTTCCTCGATGGGAGACTCAACTTTTGGCGCGTCGGCTTTAGGGGCTGGTGCTTCTAACTTAGGCTTACCCGCCATGTCAGCTTGGTATGGTGTCATAACGACCATCTTCAGCACGTCGGGCTTCTTAGCCACTTCGCTAGTAACAGCGTACTCACCTTTGTTAATGAAGCGTGCGGGTGTGAACAGCACTGACTGGTTGTCGTTCTCTTCATTGAAGCTGATCTGCGTAATCACATAGTCCAAGCTCTTGCCGTTGTTGGCTAGGTACTTAGAATAGTTTTCAAAGGTGTGCGTGTTGTCGCCCGCACCGTCACCGAACAATGACTTAGAAGCCAAGTTCATTTGGTAGACTTCGCCTTCCAACGATGTGCCGAAGTCTTCTTCCAACACCAACGCAATACGGCGTGAGTAGCGGCAAGCTTTGGAGTTGCCCATACCTGAACCCTTGGTGTTTTGAGTGCAGTTGTCGCAACGCTCAGATTGCTTGTTTGCAGAACCTTCATCAGGTACACGACCGTCATTAGAGAAGCAGTCGGGCGCAGTCGGCTCGGCATCGGGACTCCACTGCTTTGCGTAGAAGATACGACCCACAGCAGGGGATGCGTTAACGATGATAGCGTTCAAGTTACCCTTGACCTTGCCCATCTCTTCGCCGCCGACTGTCTTACGGAAGATTCCGTTTTTAGGCACGATGCGTTTAACGCCAGACTTGCCAGCGAGTTGTTTTGTAAGCTCACTAACACCTGCGGTTTGCAGGAAGTCGGGGAGGTCTTGGTTGAGAATAGTGAGATTACTCATTTTCATTTTTCCTTAGAACGTCTAACAACCACGGTATAAGCATTCTCCACATTGAGACCAAGTGGTAGAACTGTGGGATTCTCAGAGAGGAAGTCCTTCATGTTTGTTTGGTGAAGTCTCTTCTCTAACAGGCCAAATGCACCGTGCTCCTCTATGAAGTCGTACATTGAATCCCAATCGTTCGTCC